AATCTATTTCTGTATTGTAATCCCAATCACGAGCCATTTTACAAACAGGTTCAGGATACTTTAATACAAGGCATTTAATATTGAATGAAGCTAAATGCCCTTGTTCAATTAACTCTGAAGTGGTTGTGGCCTTATAAACTGGACCAAACAAACCTTCTAATACTAGACGATGAGTTTGTGTGCCGTCTAATGTACCTGTAGTGCCTATTCTATATTTAGCGTTTGTGCAACCAGATAAAATAGTTGTAAGTGATTTAGCCTTGAACTGGTGTGCCTCATCACCCATCACATAATCAAACTGTTCAAAGTAATCTTTTTCATTTTTATAAATGGATTGCCATGTGGTAATTGTAAGAAACTTGTTTGTATGTTTTTCTTTACCAGAATATTGGCGATGACAGTATTTGTCTGAATCATAACCATATGAAGCAAAATCACTATACATCTGTTCTACTAATGAGGTAGTAGGAACAATCAACAACCCTCTTTTGTAATCTGCTTCTTGCAACCAACGAACAATCAAATAAATGATAGGTGATTTACCTGATGCGGTTGGTGATAATATTAATTGTCGTTTATTACGAACAGCTTGTAGAAAACATTTCCATTGATACTCACGCAATTCATGTGGCAGATTTAGCGTTTTTATAAACTCTAATGCCTCAACACCAGAATATTCTTGTGTAAGCTTAATAGCATCGGCTACCTCTAAACTATAATTTCTTTCGGCACAAAATTTTTCTATGTATGGAATTAGGCCGTGATATATGGTAAATGTGCGTAAATCCGCTAGGCGAATTTTTCCATCCCATACACGGCTCTTGTATGCAGGTGTAAATTGGTAATTTGGTACAAAGAATGTAAAGTAGTCTGACAGTTCTTGTGCTATACTTCTTTCACATTCAAACTGTATAAACGCTTCATTCTTTTTGGTTAATAATAAATCAGACACCTTGTATAAACTTTTCCCAATCAATAAATGACCTAAGTTGATATGTTCTACTATTTAGCTCTTTCAAAATAGACTGGCATATCTCAACAACTTCTTCGTGTATGGCCTTCTTCGCCATATACTTGTTTAAATCTTCATCACTCTCCAGATATGTAGATAGATCGGATTTGATAACAAATGGAAATGGTTCCCATCCATGTTTCTCTAATGCCTCATCATCTAACTTACCTGTGTAATACTCCCACTTAATCTTTTTCCATTTATTATAATTGAATTCTGCTTGCTTGGCAAGCATACGATGCTGAGATAAAACATTTAGGTATTTACTATGAAGTTTGGGTATATCTAACAATGCCTTACCTGGTTCGGTACGGTCAATATCGGAATCTTTCCGCCATTCTTCTAACACTTCATCCAGATTTTTCATAAACAATAAGCCTCCTAAACAGGAGTATATCAAAAAACGGTTAGATTGTCAAGCGAAATTAGAAGAATTTTTCAACGTCATAATAACTATACCGAAATGTGGCATCGGCAGTCATTACGTTATCAGGACCATCCTGAGAATTCATAATAAAGGTTGAGAGTGTTGTTGGAAATACTTCGTAGAATTTAAAACGATAGTATTCTTTATTTGAGGAAGAAAACAATGACAAAGAGGCATCAGAAAATTGTGGAAACTTTTTACTAATGTCACTTTTTGCTGACTGATATTTGTTCAATGAAGGTAACTTTTGGTATTCTTCAAACTTTACTGGAAAGGTCATCGCACGAATCCAATCATGTATCTCTAACCAACCTCTAAGTTCTTCATCAATAATAAAAGTTATATTCAATAAATCATAAATGGCTTTTTCACCTGGAGAATATAAATCAACAAAAGGATTTGTGATGACAGCTTCACCTAAAGATATGCCAGGCACAGTAACATTTTGGCAAAAGTATTGGACATTTGGTGCTCGGCCAAATGTCAATAAGAATTTATTAGGTTGTAATGGATTAGGATTACTTGGGTTTCTAGTAAGTGCCGTCATATTGTTTTCTTAATGTGCAGAGCAATATCAATAATCTGTTCTTTTTCTATCATATTAATAATATTATTTGTCAAGAGTATTTCTTGTTGAATAAAAACCATCTTTAATTGGAGTTCTTTTAATTGTTGATTATAGAAATCCAACTCTTTTAATTTTCTTGCTCTTATGTCAAGCAAGTCTGACATTACTATAATATCGGTCATAATGTTATTTATGTATAAAAAAAGACCCGCTTTTTAGGGCGGGTCTTTAAGTTTCTACGAGTGTCTTTTTGTTATTATTATTGTGACACTCTAAACAGATTACATTAGGTTAGCAATCTGGAACGCACGGTAGTAGAAGTTGGATTGTGCGGTAAGAGCGCCGGCGCCAGGATTAGTACCTTCAGCAAACGGGTTAGCAACTAGACCGTAACGAGTCTTGAAGCCAATCTTCGGCTGGAAGGTGCCCGTGTCAACTGCACGAACCATTTGCAACGGAACGTATGGGCAGTAGAACATACCTGCGTCATATGCGTTAGATCCTTTGTAACCAATTACAGCAAACTCGGATGTCGAGGATGTTGGAGCATACGGATCAATGTAAACCTTGATGCGGCCAAACAGAGTACCAGCAAATGTGTTACCCGTGTCATCAACCGTCAGATTAACTTGACCAGCCAGAGCCGATTGATAGTCGAGGATGCCTGCCATTGCGAGAGCAGAAGCAACATCAGACGAACAAATCATAATGTTACCTTTGCCTCTACGAGTCGTTTTGGCGATGGTGTTAGCTTCACGCTCAATCTGGAAAGCCAGACCTTTAACTTTTTCAACCATCCAACGACCGTTTGAATCGGTGTCAAGATCAAATCTACCAGCAGTTGTAGTACCAACCTGGCAACCAATCTTAGCAACGCCGTAGATTGTGCGAATAACTTCACGGTTAATTTCAGCAAGAATCTCAGTTGAGAGAATGTTTGCAAGTTCCGTCTCAGCATCCAGACCATGAACTGCTTTCAGGTCTTGTGCGAGTTCCATGGAGTATTCTGCTTTGAGAGCACGGGTCTTTGCAGTAACCGTAACTTTCTCAATCGAGAACGCCATTTCTTGGAATGTGTTAGCAGCTTGGCCATCACCAAGAGCTTCTGCACGGCCTGTAGACATTGCAGCAACTGGCGAAGCGTTAGAAGTAAAGACTTCAGTTGGCAGAGTACCAGTAGAAAGTGCTGTTTGTGCGGTACCAAGACCAGAGAAACCGGTATTAGCTTCGTTATAGAAAGCTTCTGTACCAGTTTGTGTTGCGTAACGGGTACGCATAGCAAAAATCAGGCCCGTAGGACCAGTCATCGGCTGAACGCCTGCTACATCATAAGCGATTAGGTTTGGCAGCGAACGGCGAACCAACGAAATCAGGATTGGGTCGAAACCAGCAACTGGAGTTGTAGCAGAACCAGAGAAACCGGTTTGCGTACCACCAGCAGATGCCGAGTTAGTCGGCGTGGCTTCCATAAGCATACCGGATGCTTTTTGCATTTCAGTAGCTTGGTTTTCCAGAATGACAGCAGTAACTGCCTTACGATATGGGTCAGAAATCTTTGGCAGATCAGGATGATCCAGAACGCCTTCCCATTTCTTTTGTAGATTTTCGGACAAATACATTTAAGTCTCCTTAATTATTATTACTTAAATTTTGGTTTTAGAAATTGCTTGAGATACAGCGGCAACGAATGGGTCAGCAATTGTTGATTTTGCTTTCTCGCCTGCTTCTGCATCATTTACCTGCTCGTGTAGTTGACCCTCATTTGCTGGTTTAACACCAGATGGGAAATAATTCTCACGAATTGTTTCAAGCTTCTCTTTGTATTCTTCCTCTGTGGAAAATTCAACGCTCTCTGCGAGCTGTTTTACTTTTTCAGCTTGTGTAGTTGTGAGGCCTTCGGTAACTTCACGGGTAATTTCACTCTTGCGGGACTCTACGAGAGCTTTGGCAAAACTAATGCCACGCTCAATTTCTTCGTTGAGTTTGCTTTCGAGTTCATCAACTTTACCAGCAAGCTCATCAACGAGGTCAACCTTCTCAACAGGAACATCGATATAATGCTCAGCAAAGAGGTTGCGTAGACCAGCAATAAATTCTTCGGTGAGTTCAGCACGGAGGCCAGACTCAATTGCAATTTCGTTATCTGCTAACCATTGCTCAACAACATAGTTGAGGTAGTCATCTACTTTGGTGGTTAGGTCAGACTTGATTTGGTCAACTGCTTCAGAAAGCATATCGGCATATTTTGCCTCAATTTCTTCTTCGATTTGGTTAACTCGGTCAAGAACACGAGCTTCAAAAATCGTAGCAGCTTTAGTTTTAAATTCTTCAGAAATGGTAGAATCTTCAGAAAAGAGAGAATCAATGTCCTCTTTCATTTTCTTTTTCATCATTTCTTTTTTATCTTCCTTCTCATCTTC